TTGCGTTAGGTTGCATAGCAAGAAAACCTCGCCACCTACAAAGGCAGCGAGGATTTCGTTTTTATACAGGTATCGTTATCTCCGTTCCGCTTTTGAAGCGAAAAACTATGCTTTTGTCACTGTGTACCGTTGCTGTTTCCAATAGGCCGATCCACAACCCTTCGTCCCAGGCATCAAGGACGAGGGGCTGATTTTCTATTGAGTCGATAAACACCCGCAGCTCCCGATCTCGTTGCAATCGGCGATCTCTCTCTTCTGTCACAACGTGCAATCTAGCCTTGGCTTTTTCATACCGTTTGACGAGCCTGTTGTATTTCTTGGTGTACTCATCCTGTGGCTGTTCCGTGGCGGCGTTTTCTCTGACGCACTGACTGACCAGTTCGGCAACCACCTGGAGTTCTTCGTTCAGACTGTCGATCTCGCCATCCAGGGCTGTGCAATCGTTCACGAGAGTCCGCATCGTTTCGCAATCCCGTAGCAGTCGTTCACGAGAACCCATCAGCTGATTATAAGCTGAAAGGAACATCTGCTGTATGGTCTCCAGATCCAGAGTCGGTGTTTCACATTTGGCTTCACCTTTGAATTTGCTATTGCATCGCCAAATCACTCTGCGGTATGCGTCCGTGGAGTGCCACACCTTTTGACCGTAAAAGCCACCGCAGTCACCACAGATCAGCTTGCTAGCGAAGGCACTCGAACCGCTGTAGGAGCGTCCTAAATTCTGTCGGCGGACAATCTCATCCTGCACCGCATCAAAATCGGTGGCGGTAACAATAGCCGGATGGCTGTTCTCCACGTAATACTGCGGAACTTCACCCTCGTTGACCTTTTGCTTTTTCGTGAGGAAGTCTACCGTGAACTTTTTCTGAAGCAATGCGTCACCCTTGTACTTTTCATTCTGAAGGATGCTCATCACTGTAGTCTGGCTCCATTTCTTTTTACCGCTTGGGGTCGGTATGCCAAGTCCCTCAAGGTGCTTGCAAATGCCTGCCGCCGTTTTGCCTTGCAGGAAAAGGTGGTAAATCAGCAGTACAGTCTTTGCCTCTTCCTGGTTAATAATGGGTTGTCCGTTCTCTCCACGATCATACCCAAGAAAGCGTTTGAACGGCATGGTAACCTTTCCGTCAGCGAAGCGTTTCCGCTGTCCCCAGGTGACGTTCTCGGAAATGCTCCGGCTTTCCTCCTGGGCGAGGCTCGACATAATGGTGATCAGCAGTTCGCCTTTGCCGTCAAAGGTGTAGATGTTTTCTTTTTCAAAATAGACCTCTACAGCCTTGTCCTTCAGCTTTCGGACAGTGGTGAGGCTGTCCACCGTGTTACGAGCAAATCGGCTGACCGACTTGGTAACAATGAGGTCTATTTTGCCTGCGAGGGCATCAGCTACCATTTCATTGAAACCGTCACGGCGCTTTGTGTTAGTGCCAGAAATGCCCTCGTCCGTATAAACCTTTACGAACTCCCAATCGTCGCGCTTTTTGATGTAGTTTGTGTAGTAGTCGATCTGCGCTTCATAACTCGTGAACTGTTCATCGCTGTCGGTAGAAACACGAGCATAGGCAGCGACGCGCCGCTTTTGAATAGAAGCAGTCGGCAGTGCTGTGAATTTATCCCTTGTTGCTGGAATGACCGTTATCTGTCTTGCCATCGTCATTTACTCCTTTCTTGGCTCTTTGTCGTGCTTGCTCACGCATTTCGGTTGTCCATGATTCTGCCCTTGAGCGGTCTTTCCAAGTGCGGGTCAACACAGAACCGTCTTTCAGCCGAAAGTGCAGTGTGTTGTTGTCATCAGCGGTTATGCAGTCTACGGAGTCAATGCCTCCGGGAATTTCGACAACCAAGGCATCTAAGACGGTTTCCGGGATCTGTTTGGCGGCGCAGAACGACTTACCTTTTGTATTGAACGTGGCGCAAATCCAAACAATCTGTGTTTTTGTGGTTTTTCGGCGATAGTTTTTACCGCACTTGGCACAGATAATTTTTCCCGAGTACGGGTAATACTTTGTGATGGGAGTTTGCGAGGCATATCGTACAGCACGTCGCTCGATCTCTGCTTGTACTGCCATGAAGGTGTCCATATCAATAATCGCTTCATGAGTCCCTTCTGCGTGGTACTTTGGAAGCTGACCCCTATTGATGATGGTCTTCTTTGTGATGTGGTTCTCCCGAAAAGTCTTTTGCAGAATAAGGTTTCCGGTGTAGTTGTAGTTGCGGAGAATATCATGAATTGTGTTTGGATTCCAAACCTCGCTGTGGCGTGGCTTTATACCATCCTTGTCAAGATGTTTTCCGATAAGCAGCGTACCCGAACCTGCGAGATATTCTGCAAAAATCCGTTGAACGATTGCAGCCTCATCTGGAACTATTTCAAAGCGACCGTTAATCAGTCGGTAACCGAGAATGACTCCATTACAGGGTATTCCTTCTTCGAAGTTCTTTTTGATACGCCATTTTTGGTTCTCACTCGCGGATCGGCTTTCCTCTTGAGCATAGGATGCAAGGATGGTCAGCATCAATTCGCCATCACCGCTCATAGTGTGGATGTTCTGTTCCTCAAAATAAATATCCACCCCCAACGCTTTCAGCATACGGACGGTCTCAAGGAGCGTCACGGTGTTGCGGGCAAAGCGGGAGATGGACTTGGTAATGATCATATCAATTTTTCCTGCATGGCAGTCGGCAAGCAACCTTTGAAAATCTGGACGGTTTTCCTTGGTACCTGTGATGGCTTCGTCGGCATACACACCGACAAACTGCCATCCGTCCTCTCGTTGGATCAGCGCATTATAATAGCTAACCTGTGCGGACAAGGATTGAAGCATTGCATCCTTGCCGGACGAAACACGAGCGTAGGCTGCCACCTTTTTCTTGCTTTCAAGCCTGGGCAGATAATTGATTTTTGTTACAGTCTTTGGCATCATACCACCTCCTTATCAGAACACATATTACCTCTAAAAGGGGTATTTATCCAGTCAATATCCCGATATATACTGCCGAAATTGATACCATATACCTCACACATTTTTGTCTCTATTATGGTGAATTCTTCGGCAGTTATCAGCCCTTTTTCCTGCATTATTCGAGCCTGTGCAACAGCAGATTTGTAGCCCAATAGAGCATCGAAGGTCTTACTGTCCATCACACATACCCCCATTTCTATAACATTCCTGGGAGCAGTATTTTCGGTTAGCCCCGCCGTAATCAGTGAAAGGCTTTCCGCACGTGGCACAGATGTGCGGAACAAGTTTTGTGCTAACACGCTCTCTACGGTGTTTATTCCACCATGTCTGCTTACAGTGATCAGAGCAGAAGAGGCGAGGTCTTGCACCGGGAGTGTTATTGAGTTCTGCACCACAGTTTTTGCAGACAGGCTTGCCTTTGGGTGCTTCCAAAGTCATTCCGTTTCTTCGGCAGAAAGTTTTGATGGTGTTGACGGGGATGCCCAAAGCATCCGATATAGCCGTGTAAGTAGCCCGCTCTTTGCGCATGGCTATGATTTGATTTTTCTGTATGTCCGTCATGGTGGTTGCCTCCAATCCGAGGGACTTCCTCACTGCACCACCGAGGATTCATTTGCTGTTTTTTCAAAACTTAACGCCGTTTTCATAAAAAAATAAGCCCACCGAACCGCAATGGCTCGATGGGCTTGGTGGTTAGTTGGGGATCTTCAGCTTCCAACCGCTGTAGATGACATTGGATGTCAGTCCATTCAGTGTTTTGATTTCGGGGTATCGGCTACCCTTACCGAGGTATAGAGCGGCAATATCCCAGAGTGTATCACCCTTGACCACAGTATGAACACGATAGGCATTTTCAGCAGCGGAATCACCCTGGACGGGATAGATTGCCACGCCATCATTGGTGAACACAAAAGTGCCTGGGTTCTTGTCCGCAGCATTTTTAGCACTTGCGAGGATGCGATAAGCACCCACCTGGGACTTGCTGTCCTTCCAATCCGTACGCACACGGTAGTAACCCGTGGTCAGCTTTTCAGGGTAGGTCACCGTGGGTTCGGCGGGCTTCTCTTCGGTGGCATCCGCGCCAATGGCGAGCAGTGCTTTTACCTCTGCGCGGAAGGTGTCCATACTCTTGCCATGCTTTGGAAACCAGTGCATCACATCACCGTGGTTGGATGCAACGCCCTGTTTGTAGCCTTCGGAGTGGCAGATGATGTTCTGCTCGGTCAGTCCGTACTCCTTGCAGAGATAGGCACAAAGTTCAACGGCCTCACGGTACACCTTCTGGAAATAGGTGTAATCCGTAAGACCGTCCTCGCAGATTTCAAATCCGATATGGGTGTTGTTTGCTGCACCACCGGCGTGCCAGCCACGATGATCCCACGGGAGCGTCTGATAAGTGGCGATAGAGCCGCCAGCGAGTTTGCCGATAAAGGCATGAACGCAGACCTCTCTGCCGCCGGGATGAAAGGTGTTCCAGTGATTGTTGTACTGGTTTTTACCGAGCAGACCGTCATCGGGTCCCACATAGCGCTTTAACCAGGGGTTGTTTGCACCGGTGGAATGTACCATGATGCCTTTGACCTTGATTTTTCGGTTTGCCTTGTAACAGGCATTTTCAGTCAGAAACAGTTTATGCAGATTCATCGTCGCTGCCCCCATTTCTGTCGTGAAGCTGTTCCAGAACATCCTTCAACTTTTCGGGGATCGGCAGGCCAAGATGGGCGGCGTTTTCAAGCAGGCTCACGCCTTCATTAGAAAGGTAGAAGAAAATAACCGCAGTTCGCAGTACCCCTGCTTCGCCCAAAACATACACATCGATGATATTCCCGATACCCACAAGGGTGAAAATCAGAACCTTACGGCAGATGCCCTTAAAGCCCACCGCACTGGAGAGGTTCTTGTCTGCAACGGCGCACATGACGCCGGTGATGTAGTCGATCACCGTAAAGGCAATCAACGCATACAGAAAGCCGTCCAAACCGCCAAGGAACCACCCGAGGAAGCCGCCGAAAGCGGTGAATGCCAACTGAATGCCAGTCCAGATTTGTTTCATAGTCGTATCCTCCTTATTCTTCGTTAAAATGAATGAACGGCATCAACAGCGTGATGTCGTTCACAGAAATATGAAGTTTCTCGGTGATGGGGATGTCAATCACCTCAATATCGGGAGAAACATCCATATCGAGCAGATCTTCCAGTTCGGAGATTGCCTTGGCTTCATTCTCTCCCTCAAAGTTATAGTTGCCGTCATCGGTGGGTGTACCGTACTTTTCAAAGATTTTGATACGCTGCTCCGAGAAAAAGTCTGCCTCCTTCTGGAGTTCGTTCATCATCTTTTTTAAACGATATGCCAGGTGCAGACTGAGATCTCCGGCAGAAACCTTGGACAGTGCCGAAATCGCTTGAATGATGCTTTTCAGTTTGATCGTCATGGGATAACCTCCTTAACCAATGAGTCCATATTTTTTAAGTGCTGTAATCAGCGTAGCAACCGTGGCGCTACTGGATACAGTCTGTCTTGTGACAGGTGTTGTGCTGAAGAAACCGATTTTTGAATTGTTCGTGCTTCCGAGTTTCACTGTGTTGGAACCGAGATAAGCATAGTGCCAATAATAGGTTGAATTTCCCAAATAGAAGGGATATGTCGTAGATGTACTGTTAGGGCGCAGTTCGCGGGAAGTGTTGCAGATAGTGTAATAACTGGTACTACCTCCCATTTTAATTTCTTTACCAGCAAAATCACTTCCTGTAGACAATGCGGTGCCGTTAATGCACAGATTTGTACCACTGGCGGATAAATATACGCTACTGCTCAAATACAGTTTCGTGATATAACCTGTGTCCCAATAGTAGGTAGAAGAGCCAAGTCGATTAACCGCTGCGCCATTTGCCACAATCTCAAATGTGCCGCCGTTGTAGCCGATGAATCCATCGTTACTTCTGGCATTGCGGATAGTAATGGCTTCACACCATACTTCACCAAAGGGATAGGAGATATTGCCCAGATCCCAGTCAACGATTGTTGCGGGACGGACACAATGGTTGTCAGTATCAATAATCAAAGAGTGCGCGCCAGTGCCATTCCACGTGCCGATTTTAACCTGCGTACCTGCAAAAAGATAAAGATAATCGTAGTTCCAAGTGCCGTCACCACCGATATACATAGTGGAAGAAGTATATTCTTTGAGGCTGACCTTGCCGGACTCGGAATAAATGACTCTTACCTTCAATGATGTCGTATCGATGCGGTCGGCCGAAATCGTACCCGTGGTGATGTTGGCTCCGTTGATTGTGGTTCTTCCCGCCGTACCAAGAGCAGAAATCGTAACATAGCCGGAAAGGTCGATGGTATCTGAAACCAGTTTGATGGCTCTGTCCGTCATTGTGAAATTGGCAGAGGAAGTACCGCTGGCGATGATCCAGTTGATTTTGTTTGCCGTTTGAGAGACGGAAGAAATGTCACCCTCGGCATTGGATACCCTGGTGGTGATAGAGGTCAGACTCTGCGAAAGCGTTGAAATGGACCCTTCCGTATTTTCAATGCGCGTGTTGAACCCATTGACTGTTTGGGACAGAGAGGACATATTCCCCTCGACCGTCTCGATGCGGGTGCTGAACCCACTGACAGTTTGAGACAGCGATGAAACAGACCCTTCCACATTTTCAATTCGTGTGTTGAACCCACCAACAGTCAGAGAAAGGTCTGCAACAGCGCCTTCTGCGTTTTCAATGCGGGTATCAAAGCCGGACACTGTCAGAGACAGTTCCGCTACAGCACCCTCCGCATTGGCAATACGAAGGTCAAAGCCAGATACAGTCTGCCGAAGTTCGGACACATCCCCATCAATGGTTTCGATGGTAGATTCCAACCGGCCATCTGCAGCTCGAAACTCCTGTCGGATACGGTCAAGATTTTTTGCAGTGGAAGCCATCAAATTCGGCACATAGTCTCCGACTTCAACCCGAACGGTATAACGGTAGAACGGGTTATATGTGATGCTCACGATGCGGGTGTTTACATTAACACCCATCGGTGTATAGGTAATGTTCACTTCATCGCCAGCCTGTAAATCAGCCATTTTGAACAGCGAGATTTCATAGGCAGCGGTGTTTTCGCGAGAATCCAGGGTGACGGAGAGGTCGGTCACATTCTCTCCGTCCATGAGAATTTTCCTGGTGGTGCTGCCACGATGCTTGCGGAGATTGATAGCATAGCCGTCATACTCCACTTCGCATCCGCAGGCATCAATGAAACGCATGAGCGCATTTCGGCGGTTCAGCGTTCCTTCCGTAAAATAACACTCCACCCGTTCTGTGGCTTCACAGACGCCAATGGAAAAGGGCGTATCATCGAGCAACTCGTGAAGCCCTTCCATCGGTGTTCCCTCGAAAACAAAGGTAACGAGGTTATATTTTTCATCATTGAGCAGATACGAGATGTGTTCGCACTCTGCCGTGGTGACAGGGAATCCACCTGTGATTTTCCGGCTGACTCGGACAATGCTGTAATACTGCCCATCCAACTTTGCCGTAAGACCAGGCTGCATCCCCTGTGAACGGGAGATCAGAGAGGAAAAAGAAAGCGTCCTCTCGCCGGACAATTTGTCCACCAGGCTTGCTCCCAGCACACGAGGCAACGAGTACAACAGTGTACTGCCGTTATAGATTTCAAGTGCCATATCGTTTTCCTCCTTCCTTATGCCGTACCGAGATTTCTGACAAATACAGCATTCTGCGACCACTGGATTTCAGCCAAAATGCGGGCAAGCGTTGTTCCATCCAAAGTCAGCGGGATCGTTACATTGAAGGCACGATCACCGTTTCCGGCAGTGGCGGTCATACCATCCAGGCTTGCATCTACATCAAAGTTGGTGGGAATAGCCTTCTGCATATCTTCTTCCACGCCCTTCATGGCATCGACAAAGCCAACACCAATACCGGCACCCATATTCTCACCGATTCCGGCAAAGACCGTGGAGGGAGAATGAATACCGAGCAGCGATTTCACACCGCCCACAACACTGTTTACCAGAGAGGATGCCTTGTCGTACAGCCACGATGCCATACTGGACAGACCCTGTCCGATGCCCTTAATCATGTTTTCGCCAACTTCCATGAGATCCGGGATACCTTCAGAGAAGCCTTGAACAATGCTTGTGATAATTTGGGGAATGGCTCTGACAATCTCTGCAATAATCTGCGGAAGGTTTGCTACCAGAGATACCAGCAACTGAACACCTGCTTCAATGATCTGCGGAATGCTGCTGACTATAGCTTCCACAATAGCCGTGATAATCTGAGGCAGTGCTGTCACAATGGTTTCAATGATTGTGGGCAGTTCCTGTACCAACGCCACAAGTAGGTCGATGCCTGCCTGGACAATCAGAGGTAAGCCCTCTAACAAAGCTGTGATAATACCCTCAATAATCTGGGGCAGCACTTCCACAATGGTGGCAATGATGTCTGGCAATGCACCCACAAGTGAAGTCAGAAGCTGAATGCCCGCCTCGATAATCTGTGGAATGGCTGAGACAATAAACTCAACAATTGCAGTGATAATTGCCGGAAGTGCTTCTATCAGCGTGGGGATCGCATCCAGAAGTCCCTGTGCCAAGCCCATAATCAGCTGCAAGGCGGCATCAAGCAGGAGCGGGATGTTTTCCAGTAGCGTTTGCACCACGGTCGTAATCATCTGCACAACCGCAGGAATCAACTCTGGGAGTGCTTCCGCAATTCCGGCAGCCAAGGTAGCTACCATCTGAATTGCCGCCTCGACCAATGCGGGAAGGTTCTGAATGATGCCATCTACCAGTGCCAGCAGAAGCTGTAATGCCCCCTCTGTAATCTGCGGCAATGCAGAAATGATACCCTCCAGAATGGTCATGACCATCTGGACAGTAACATCAATCAGCATACGCAGATTCTCGATAATGGCGTTGCCGATGGAACCGATGATGTCTGCACCGAGCTGAATAAACATGGGAAGCTGCTCGGTTACGATGTTTGTGATTTCACCGACTGCATCTCCAATTGCAGTACTGATCGCATCGAAATCACCGTCTGCCTGGTTGATGGCATTGGACAGCGTGGAGAATACATCCGTGATGGCGGCAGACACTCCACTTACTGTAGGTAGAAATACACCCTCGATGGAGCGTTTTGTTCCTTCGAGGGCAGAGTCTAAATCATCATATTTGATTTCGTTGATCTGCGAGAGCGCATCGTACACTTCCATTGTGCCGCTCTCCATGCCGGAGAGAACAGGTAGTACATTGGCTTCCAGATCTTCGTACATCGTGCCGAACAAGGCAACCGCTGCCGTGTTCTTTGCCATTGGGTCTTCCATACCTTCCAGTGCCGACAGCACATCGAAGAAAGCATCTCTGGCAGAGTCACCACCCGCAGCGAACTTACCCATCATCTCCTCGGCATTCAAACCGAGAGAGGTAAAGGCATCAATTGTAGTCTGGCTTCCGTCTTTGGCTCGGATGTTGAATTCCTTGACTGCGTCACCGACCTTATCGATGGAGAAAACGCCAGCTTCAGCACCATTGACCAGGCTTGTCAAAAACTCATCGGCAGACAAACCAAGAGCGGCATACTGCGCGGAGTATTCGTTGAGGGTATCGAGCAGATCGCCGTTCTGATCGGCACCGTTCTGTGCGCCAACGGCGATAATGTTGTACGCTTCTTCGGCGGACAGACCGAAGTTTTTCATCAGAGCATTGACGGTTCGAGCAGACTCCTGCATATCGTAGCCGAAGGTGTCACGGAGCGCAAAGCCGGATTCCGTTGCCTTTTCCAGTTCTTCACCGACAAGTCCCGTGGTCTTTTGTACCACAGAAAGCCCCTCTGCTACATCGGTCAGGCTTTCACCAAAATTGTGGGTATATACCCTTTGTGCCACCTCGCCCAAGGCTTCCAGTTCGGCCCCGGTTGCTCCTGTAGAGGCAGAGATAGTATTGACCGCCTTGTTGTATTCGTCACCCAGAGAAATGAGTTCTTTTCCGGCGGCAACAACGGCTGCACCTATCGCTGCAACGGCAGTACCGATGGCGGCACCGATGCCACCGGCGATATTACCCAGCTTTTCAAACTTTCCACCGGCATCTTCTGCTTGCTCTCCGGCTTTTTCTACGGAGTCACCAAGTTCATCTACGCTGCCGTCTGCATCAGAAAACGCATCCGACATATCTCGAATTGCCTGCTCATTGGAGGAAAGTTCTTTCTCCATACTGTTGAGCGTAGCCTTTGCTTTGTTCAGCTGAATCTGCCAGTTCTGAGTACGGCGATCGTTCTCACCGAAAGAGTCGGCGGCATTTTCAAGAGCGCGTTCCAGTGTGGCGATTTTCTGTTTTTGAGCATCTATGGACTTGCCAAGGGTTTCATTCCGGGCGGTCAGCGCCTCAACGGATTTATCCTGCTTATCAAACTGCGATGCAACCAGTTCCATTTCCGAGCCGAGAACTTTGAAAGACTGGTTGATGTCAGCAAGGGCTTTCTTGAATTCCTTCTCGCCCTCAAGACCGATTTTTAAGCCGAAATTATCTGCCATCTGACCACCTCCTTAGATCCCCGGCGGGATAATATCGTCAATAAACACTTCTCGCTTCGGTTTTGCCATACCGAGAAACTGTCGATGGCATTCCCAAAGGTCGAGTAAAAAACCGAACGGCGTCAGCCACACCTCATCGAAGGAGAGATGCAGCTGAGCCGTTCCGAAATATAGAAGTCGGGTAAAGGTTTCTTCATCCGTTACCCGACCACTGCGTTTTTTGGATCTTTCTCACTTTCCACATTCCGCTTGGTGCCACGGAACATTGCTTCCATAATGGCAGACTTGTACTGAGCCAGTTCCAGAGGCGTGGTCAGAAGTTCAACCATCTCTGCGGTGAGCAGTTCCTTCTTTTCAGCAGGATTGCGAAGATTGTGGATGAGAACACTCTGATTGGCAAGCACCGTAATGAGCCATACAATCTCATCCAGCGCCATTTCAAAGTTCTCGGACTTCATCAGCTTCTGCCCCAGGTTTTCGAGACCACCGTAACGGCCTGCGATTTCCTTTGTTGCCTTAGTGGTAAGGATCATCTCATAATCGATCCCGCCGATCTGAATGACGGCACTTCTTTCGTTATCCATGTGTCAGTCCTCCTTTATGCAGATGCAAAGCTGGGTTCGTAGACGTTCTTATACCAGTTGGTGATGGTATCGGCTGCAACATCCGCATCACCTTCGGTGACCTCTGCTTTCCAGGGATGCTTGCCCTTTGCATCCAGCTTGTTACGGCGCATGATAGTGCCTTCAATGGTGGGCGTAGAGAAAGTAATACTGTCACCCTTGGTCGCAAGGTTGGTGGCAGGGATGCCGAACTTCACCTTATAGAGCCAGTAGTACTTGTACTTGCCGTTGGCTTTCTTTGCGCGGAAACCAACCGCAACAGGAGTGCCGCCATCCTCGGAGGTGGAAATCAGCACATGGTTATCGTCAATGGTGGCACCGGTAAGGTCAGATGCAACGGTAGCACCGATATCATCAATACCCAACGCCAGAGTGCCGTTTTTGAACTCCTTTACAATTTCTGCTGCACCGTCATCCGCATACAGAATTGCTTCTGCCAGTTCTACGGACAGTTCTGCGGAGATTGCCTTTGCCAAAGGAGTAGGAGTTGCGTAGGTTTCATCACCGGTTTCGCTTTCGGTGATGGTTGCGTAGTACAGACGGTCAAGACCAATCGTAGCCATAAATTATTCCTCCATTTCGTAGTGTTTTGCCACATCAATGGCATAGTGGTGGAACCCGGTATCATCTTCGTGACCAACATACCGTCTGTCGGTAATGGTCATCTCCGCACTGAGAACGGCGCAGATGATTTGGTTCTTCATTTTTGTGTAATTACCCTTATCAAAAAGGGAGATACGTGCAGCCTGTATGTCGATGCCCGGCTCATTGTCCGCATGAAGGTCAAACTCATCGGACAGGGGTGTGATCACTGCGTACCTGTCGGGTGGAGCATCAGAAAAGACACCCGTCTCAACAGGGACGATTGCAGGCAGAATGGTATTTAATTCTGTAAGTAAACTCATAATTTTGAAACCTCTCTTTCCAGAACTTCTTTCATAACCCGTTGGCATTCTTTTTTGCTTTGGGTCTGGGCGGATTTCATGAAGGGTTTCGGCGGCTGACCGCTTTTTCCATACTCCAGGACGGTGGCAAGCATTGCATTGCTCTTTCCGTCAGAGCGGGGTTCAGAAAAGCCGATCTTGATATTGGAGTTTCCGTTTCGGTCAATCTTCACCGGAGTCATGCCAAGGGAGTCTATCAGTTCGCCCGTGGAGCGTGAATCGTACTTTGTTCCGTTGCCAATGGACGCTTCCAGGTTGCTTCGGACTTTATCCAAAACAACATCTCCACCGGCTTTCAGCGCCAAGGCGGCAATCTCATCGGTTTGCTCACCGAGACGGGACAGCTTGGTGAGCAGCTCTTCTGGCATTTTTACTTCAGCCTTTGCCATTGGTTGCCACCACCTTTTTTGCCATGACTTCTACATACATTCCGCGACCTTTCACATCCTCAACAGAGGTAATGTCAAAGGTCTCACCGCCGGTCATAATGACGTGGTCGGTAGTTATGGTCAGCCCCGGAATGGTGCGAAAACGGAACAAATCGGTAGCTTCGGAAAAGGCGGCAAGGTTCGCCCATCTCTGGGACCCGTGCCGTCCTTCCCGATACGCTCTTACCGATGCAACTGCATCATAGACTGTTGTTGCAAAGCCTTCTGCATCCTTATCCTTTTTCAGAACAACGATGTCGATGAAGGTATCCATTTTTCCGAAACTCATATCACACCTTCCAATCTCGGTCGAGCCGCAAAAGAAGGTTGACCGTGTTCCAGACTTGCTGTCCGGCTTGCACATTGTCGGCAAAGAAACCGCCCGTGGAGCCGTCACGAGACTCATAAAAATGCGATGCCAACATAATCACCGCCTGTTCGGTAGTGGCTGGCATCGCATTCTCGGAGTAGTGTCCCGAAGGAATATGCTGATAACTTTCCGCATAAGAAACGGCGGCAGTGATGAAGCGTTCAATCAGCCCATCGTCCTCCGTATGTTCCAGAATCAGATTTTCTTTGACTTTATATAAAAGATCGTACATCACTGCCACCTCCAATCTTAGGCAGTAGCCATCTTGAGAACCTTAACTGCTTCGGGGAGAACCAGCTTGCCGTCCACACGCTCCTTGGCAACGAAGCCAACCATGCCGTTACCGGCGAAGAGTTCCTTCAGTTCCGCAAAGGAACGAGTGCCACGGTCACCGATGTTGTAGTAG